ACTTTTGGTTTTAAACAATTAGGTTCAAATTGTGGTGCTGTAGGATTAAACGCAGCAGTTGATGTAAACGGTATTGCTTATTGGATGGGTAATGATTCTTTCTTCTTATATGATGGTGCTGTTAAAAAAATACCTTGTAGTGTGCAAGATCATGTTTTTGATTCTATTTCACCTTCTTCTCTAACAGAAGTTTATTGTGCTTCAAACGCAGATTATAATGAAGTTATGTGGTTCTATGCAGATTCAACTTCTAACGTTATTAATAAACAAGTTGTATATAATTATTTAGAAAATTTATGGTATGTAGGATCTTTGGATAGAACTACATGGAGTAATAGTAGTATTTATTCTGTTCCTTATGCTTCTCAATTTGTTGCAGGCAGTTCTGCTACAGCAACTCCTACTGTTCAAGGTCTTAAAACAGGTCGTAGTTTTATCTACGCTCAAGAAACAGGCACTGATGACGACGGTAGTGCAATGGTAGCTTTTATAGAATCTGGTGATATTGATATAGGAGAAGGAGATAACTTTATGTCAATAAGAAGAATTCTACCTGACTTTAAAAATCAAGTAGGTAATGTAGATATTACAATGCAAACAAGACCTTATCCTTCAGCTACTCAAACAACCCATGGTCCTTTTGAAATTACAACTAGTACAACTAAACAAGATACAAGAATTAGAGGAAGACAACTTTCTTTAAAACTTGAAAGTAATGCTACTGGTGAAAATTGGAGATATGGAACATTAAGAGTTGATATGCAACCTGATGGAAAAAGAGGTAGTTAATGGCTAAAATTACAACACCTATATTACCTCAAGCTACTCAAGAGTATAATCAATCTCAAATGGCTACTCTTATTCAAACACTAGAACAAATGATCTTTGTGTTAAATAATACATATACTTCAGAAACTCTTCGCAACGAAGACGAACAGATTACTTGGTTTCTTTCTTAAATGGCAAATAATTATACAAATTATAAAGTCAATTTAAGCACCACAGCCTTGACTTCTGTCTATACAGTACCTACTGCAACTTCAGCTATTGTTAAATCTATTCGTGTATCTAACAAAGACATTAATAATAACTGTACTGTGTCTTTATCTCTTGTAGATAGTAGTGGCGTCAGTTATAATTTAGAAACAGATAGACCAATAGAAGCTAAACGATCTCAAGAACTTCTTGCGACCGGTAATATGGCACAAGACACTTCTGATAGTGTAGTGGCGGCATCAACTCCACTAATAGTAAAAGAATCAGAAATTATAAAAGCTCAAGCGCAAAACGGTGGAGACTTGAGTATTATAATAAGTGTATTAGAAATAACTAATGCTTAATCAAAGGAGTAAACTATGAATGAAATGAAAAAAAAGAAGATGCCTAAAAAAATGATGGGTGGCGGAATGATGTACAAAGATGGTGGTAAAGCTAAAAAAACTACAAAAGTAAAAAACAAAAAACTTGCTGCTATGTATGGAGATCCTAAAAAAATAACCAGAGGTGATATTATCACTGCTGCTAAGATGAAAAAGAAAAAGAAAAAATAATGGCTAAATTATGTGCAAAAGGTAAAGCCGCAGCAAAACGTAAGTTTGATGTTTATCCTTCAGCTTATGCTAATATGTATGGTAGTCGTGTTTGTTCAGGAAAAATTAAACCAGGAGGAAAAAAGAAAAAAATGGCAGCAGGCGGTGAAGTCGTTGACTTTAATAAAATATCACAAGATAGAAAAAAAGTTTCTAGTTACAGTCAAGGCGGAATAGCTAAAGGGTGTGGCGCTATTATGAAAAAGAAACGTAAAAAAACTAAAAGAGCGTAATGGCTAAAAAAGGATTAAGATCTTGGGTCAAAGAAAATTGGGTAGATATAGCCAATAAAAAGTCCGATGGGTCTTTTCCTAAATGTGGTAGAAGTGGTGGCGAAAAAAGAAAAAAGTATCCTAAGTGTGTACCTATAGCTAAAGCTAGGGCGATGTCAAAAGGACAAAAAGCAGGAGCAGTAAGAAGAAAACAAGCTAAATCAAATACTGGTCCTACACCATCAAGAGCCGCAACATTTGCTAAGAAAAGGACAAAAAAAACATAATGGCTAAGACAGCAGCATGGCAACGTAAAGAAGGTAAAAGTAAATCTGGCGGTTTAAATCGCAAAGGTGTTGCTTCTTATCGTGCCGCGAACCCCGGATCAAAACTAAAAACTGCTGTTACAACTAAACCGTCTAAACTGAAAGCAGGCTCAAAAGCTGCTAGTAGACGTAAATCTTTTTGTGCTAGAATGACTGGCATGAAGAAAAAACTAACTAGTTCCAAGACTGCAAAGGATCCGAACTCAAGGATTAACAAGTCTTTACGAAAGTGGAACTGCTAAAATTATATTGCAAAAGGAGCAAAAAATGGGTACAAATGAGGATACGATTGTTGTAGCGGGTAAGAAAACACCTGATAATATTAAGGTCAAATCTACTGAAAAAGTCTACAATGCGCAAACAGGAAACGAATACACAGATGACGCTGAAGCAGAAGCTGACGTTCAGAATCCTGCAACTTCCACTAAAAAAGACGATATTAAAAAAGATGTCGCAATACAGGTTAATAGCCTAGATATATTTGGAGAGGTCATGAAGTAACATGCAGCAGGGACTAGAATCATTAAAAGACTTTCAAAAGTTTGTTTCTAATATTGGCGGACTAGGCCGATATGAAGATACATATATTGTGCATGCTGCCGAAGGTGAGACAGTTGTTCCAATGGAAGTTCTTGATCGTAACCCAGTTCTCAAAAAAAGATTATTTAAAAGTATGGTAGATATGGGCATTGATCCCGGTCGTTATATTGTAGGTAACGAACTCAACTCTATCAATCCTGTTACAGGACAACCTGAATTTTTCTTAAACAAAATTGTTAAAAGACTTAAGAAAGCAGCTGGAGATATCTCTGGCTATGCAGCACCTATTGCAGGTGCTATGTTTGGTCCAGTTGCGGGTGCCGCAGTAGGTGCTGGACTTGGCTCATTTAAAAGAGAAAACCCTGGTGATCCTAATCAAGCATTACAAATGGGACTACGTGGTGGTTTATCTGGTATAGCTTCTAATTATGCGAGCGGACAAGGCTTATTTAAAGGTACAGGAGCTAGAGGCGCTTATGGTATGGAAGGAGAAGGATCTTATAATCCTTTGAATATAGGTAAAAGAATTTTAGGTATGAAGTCTGATGGGGGAGGTACAAAATCAGGAATGGATTTTTTTGATAACTTTAAAGCTAATCCTTTTTCTGATGGCACTGATACTGCTTTCGGTAATAATTCAGCTCAAGGTATAGATGATTACGCTACAAAAATGGGTATAGACCCTAAAACTCTTACCGCACAAGAGAGAATAAATATTCAAGAATTAATAGGAAAAGAAGCTAAAAAAGGATTACTTGGAGGAATGTCTATAGGAGAGTTAGCATCTCTCTACGGACTAAGCACCGCGGCTCTTGGTTTACTAATAGATCAAACAACAGACGACGAACAACAATCACAAGACTTTTCTGTGGCAAGAATAAGCGATACTTTAGGTCCAGGATATGATGCTCCTGCAACAATAAAATATGCAGCTGATGGTGGAGTGATGGATTTAAGAGCTGATGGTGGTATGTCTGAAGGACCGGGAACAGAGACTTCTGATTCTATTCCTGCTATGCTAAGTGACGGTGAATTTGTAATGACTGCTCAAGCGGTTAGAGGAGCTGGTGATGGAGATCGCCGAGAAGGAGCAAAAAGAATGTATGAAATGATGGATCAATTTGAAGGAAGAGTAGCGTAGTATGGCAACACAAGAACAAATAGTACAACAAAAGTACCCTGAGTTTTTAACAGACAGGCAACAACAATTATTAAATACTTTATTTGGAGTTAAACAAGTTGGTCAAGAAGGGGATGCAGATTATACTGCTCCTGTAACAGGAACTTTAGAAGCTCCTATGCAAATACCTGGACAAGAGGTGGCTGGTTTTACACCAACTCAACAAGCAGCTTTTAATTTACAAGGTCAAGGACTAGGATCTTATCAACCATTTTTACAAGCGGGCCAAGCAGGACAGACCGCGGCTCTCGGAACATTAGGCGCAGGTGTACAGACAATAGGTGGTGCTCAATTTGAACCAACTGCAGATCGTATGTCTCAGTTCATGGACCCTTATCAAAAGCTCGTTACTAATGAAGCACTAAAAGAAATTGATAGACAATCAGCCATGGCTGGTCAAGGGCTTGCTGCTCAAGCTAATAAAGTAGGTGCTTTCGGAAATGAAAGATACGCTTTACAAGAATCAGAGCTACAAAGAAATACACAAGATTTAAAATCAAGAAGAATATTTGAAGACTTATCTAAAAATTATCAACAAGCTCAAGCGGCAAGTCAAGCAGCTAATACACAACGTATTCAAGCAGGATCTGCTTTTGGTCAACTAGGTCAAGCAACAAGTGGTATTGGTGGTCAAATGGCAGGGTTAGGTAGTCAGCTACAGCAACAACAGGCAACAGATGTTTCTGGTTTATTAGGCATTGGTGGATTACAACAACAGTTAGCTCAAAGTTCTGCTAACACAGGTTATCAAAATCAACTTAATGCAATGATGGAGCCTTACAGAAGATTATCATTTGGTTCACAAACACTACAACAGCTAACACCAGGAATAGGTACAGCAACACAAACTGTAGCTCCAATGCCAACAAGTAATCCTTATTTACAAGCAGCGGGCGCTATTGGTAGTGCTGGCGTAGGCCTCGGAGCATTGATGGGCTAATGAGTGTATTAAACAGAAGATTATTTAATAGAGGTGGACGAGTAATGTCTTCAAGAGGTGTCGGTATTACATCTGGTCTAGTCAATCAACCTGTACAAAAGTTTGATAAAGGTGGAGAAGCATCAAATAGAGTAGATAGATACAATACTTATTTAGATGAGTTACGTTCTATGGACGTTGTACAAGAAAGACAACCCTTTAACAAATTTCAAAACATAGCTCCTGCGGCCTTAGACTTTTTTGGAGGTTTGATGTCTGGTAAATCTATGCAAGGTGGACTAGGTGGAGGATTAGAAATTGCTGGTGAAAGTCTTAAATCTTCAAGTCCTTTATTTGCTCAAGCTTTAAAAAATAAACAAGAGTATGATGCCACGGACCCCGAAGCTGCTATAAAAAATTTAGCATTAACTAAAGCTTTTGAGAAACCCGAAACAATAGACCCTATTGTAATGAAGGCAGGTGAAAGTTTGTTGCAGTACAATCCTGATACAGGACAATATGAAAAAAAGTATGAAACTCAATCAATTGAAAAAGATAAAAAATTATATACAGTTAACCCTAATGTAAAATTAGTAGATGGTGATGGTACTCTTGTTGCTCAAGGAGTTGATAACACTATTTCAAAGTTATACACATTAAATCCCGGAGAAGCTTTATACGATGATAAAGGAGAACAAATTACTTATCTTCCTAATCCTAATGATGAAGTTATTAAATTAAAACCTGGCGAAATAGCTTATAGCTCTGATGGTGAAACCATATTAGCAGAAAATAAAACAGACACTAACAAAATTATTAAACTAAAACCTGGCGAAACAGCTTTTAGTTCAACTGGAGAAGTTATTGCTCAATTGGATGCTAAAGAAAAATTAGAGCTAAAGTATGCAACTTTAAGTCCTGGTGAAGAATATTATGATTCTAACGGTAAATTAATAGCTAGAGGTTCTACAGTGGAAGAAACTCTGAATGCATTTCACAGTGATAAGACAGGTGATGAAAGACTGTTAAAAGCAATATCTTTATATGAATCACGAATGAAGCTATTAGAAAATGGAGAATTTGATCTTGAATCATTAAATGCAGTAGATCGAGCTGATTATTTAAGAAAGTTAATGCTAGTAGATCCAGGAGCAAAAGAGGACGCAAAAAACTGGTCGGATTTTGTAGCAACTATACGAGAAGATGTTGGTTTTATTGAGGATTATTCTACTCAATTAGAACTTGCTCAAGCAACTTTTAATAAAAATTCAGGTACTGGTCCTGTTAGAGGAGCTATAAAACCTGTGTTTGATGTATTTATGGATATTTCAGGTGTGAATATTCCTGCAATAGCTAATAAATTATTTCCTGGTAGAGATATTTTATTAGACCCAGTAGAAGGAACCGAAATGGTTAGACTGCAAAACGCAGTAGCGATAGCAATGCAAGAAACTATAAAAGGTAATGCTAGTAATTTTGAACAACAAATGCTTTTAAAATCTTTGTTTAGTATTTATAAAAACCCACAAGCTAATGCATTAGCTTTTGAAAATATGAAATATATTAACGATCTTAAAAAACAAAGAGTATTGTTTGCTGAAACCAGTAATAATTATGCTGAAATGGATGCAAAAATTAAAAAATGGAAAACTGAGAATAAACCTTCTATGTTAAAAAACAATGATGAGATACTTATTGAATTAGGTAACACATATGGCATAAACTTTGGTGATTACGGAGCTTTACCCTTTCCAGAGGGTAAAGATGCAACCATCGTTCCTGTGGATATTGAATAATGGCTGAACAAGACAACGAGTTAAAAGCTAAAGTTACTACAGCTAAAGAAGTTATTAAAAAAATGGCAACGGTTGCTCAAGAAAAAAATATGGATATGGGTGATCTTCAAACTGATATTGAAACATATTTAACTACTCAAGGTTTAACACAATATGATTTAAAAGCTAATGGCGATAAAAAGAAAAGTAATTTTGCAGCTTTTACAAATGGTTTTAAT